CCTGCATTTAAATGAATTGCAGGAAACTCTTCAACTTCGTCCCAAAACTTTAATCGAGGGTGAACATTTTCATTAACATCTGTTAAAAAAGCACCGGATCCATTAATTGTTTTCAGCTTTTCAGTAAGAGCTTCTACAATATTTAAACGTCGTGATGTATAATCTCTTTCTGCCATTACACTCTCCGGGTGTACAATCTACCTACTACAAGTTTTGTTGCAATTTCACGAATAGAAGCATCAATTAATCTTCGTGGGTCTCTGTCTGTATCCCCTTGTGCGAAACCAGGCTCAAAAGTTTGGTAAGGAAACTTTTGATATGTATAACCAATACTAGGGTACCCTTGCTTTGTTATTTGAACGTCTGTCGCTCTTACACTTTCTGCAAATCTACCTGTTCGATACTGTAATCTTGGCAAAATCATATTTTTTGCAACAGTATCCGGTAGTTTATTATTAATTAAAGTAAGTAAAGCAATTGGAGATATTGATTCTGTTTGTTTTGTTCCCGTTCCAACGCTTCTAGTTCTAATTTGTTTTAATCTTTTTCTACGGGGCTTTTTTGGCGTTTTTTTCTTCGCCTTAGCTTCTGATCCAGCTTTTGTAGGTATAGATTTATATTTCTTTTTGGGATCAATAGTAGAGACTAGCATTTCTTCAATATCTTCTTCAAGAGTACGAGAGCCTCGAAGCTGCGTTAAATCTATGTCTCCTAAATCTTTATAAAAAGAATCCATGCTTCCTTTTATAATATCTGCAAAAATAGTACCTACCCAAGCAGACAATCTTCCTTTAAACTGGTTTAATTCTTCCCACTCTAATTCTAGTTCAATTTTACCTTCAATACCTTTAATAATATTAACGTCTTTTTGCCAGTCTGCTTTAATATTTGGGCCAGTGTCTGCAATTGCTTTTAATTTTTCAATAAGAAGAAGTTTATTCTCTGATTGAGAGCCTGCGATTTTATCAATTTTATCAATTTCTTTTGTTATAGAAAATAATGCAAGAAGAGCCTTTCTCTCTTTTTCACTAAAACTATCATCACCTTCAAAAGTTTCTAATGCTAGCGAAATATATGCTCTTAGAACACTGATGTTTTTATGGCCCAGCTGGTAATTTCCCACTAAATCAGGAAATAGTTTATTGAGCACGCGTTTTTGTGCTCTAAAATTAGCTTTTTTATTTACTATTGCCGTGCCTGTTCTTATTTGGTAGCTTTGGTCGTCTACCTGAAAGGTTTTTCGTGAAGAAAGTCGCTCTTTTGCCGTTAAACCTTTACTAGCTTCTTCATATGCTTTTTTGAATTCTTCGTACTTTTTCTGATATTCGCCGTCTAGCTCAACAATTTGTTGAACACTTCTATTTCTATCAATAGCGTTTCTAAAAAGTTTTGACTCAAAAAACATTCTCTGGCTTAAGCTTTTTGTAAAGCCAGATATATATTTTGGGTCTTTAATCTTTTTAGCCATTAAAAGTTTTTATAGAGGTCGAGAACCCGCTTAATATGATCAGGAAATGCCACGTTATCACGTTGAGTAGTGCTAGTTTGGTTTTGAATACTAGCTCCGCCAAGAGTGCGGCGCTCTTTATATTCATCTTTCAGATAATAGGTAATCAAATCAAAAACTGCAAGTTTTAAATCGTCAGGAGTATTCTCATAACCGGCAGTATAAACTACTCGGGCGGAAGCAACTCCCTTACGCCAAGAGCTATACCCGCCAGAAGAGTTAGTCCGAAGAATGCTATCAGTAGTAGCGTCAAAATAATAGTCATAATTTGCTGTCGTCAGAGTAACATAAGCATCTTGGTAAGAAGCACGTTCTTCAACACTTACAATTGTATTTACAGGACTTTCAGTTAGCTGAATAATGTGTGTATTCCAGTCAATATTAAAAGTCTCTGTTTTATTTGTAGAATAGTAATCAATAATGCTATTGCCACAATAGGTTTTTACTAATTGACTCACAGAGGGAAGGAGAGCATTAATACGCAAATCCTCTTTAGGATTGCTAATGCCCTCCGCATCTTTGTACTCTTCAAGTGTAACTAAATTTGCCATAAAAGTCAACTAGTAAAAACCTGGGGGACCGAAGTCCCCCGGGCTATAGGGACGAGGATTAGGCCTCGTGGTCGATCTTGATGACAGGCTCGTTGCCTGCACCGTCACCGGCAAGAATTTCTTCAAAGCCGAGCGACTGAGTAGCGACGATAACACGACGCTGGTTCATCACTTCGTAGTCTTGCTCAACCGTCACACCGCGAAGACGAGGCATCACATAGTTGCGATTGTAGACTGCGAAAGCTGCGGGAGCACCGGCTGCTTCTGCGGGGAATTCCTCAGAAACAACAACAGGAGTACCGAACACCGCACCGATCGTACCCGTCACGCGAGCTGCGAGATCGGAACCAACTTCGTCCAGAGTCTGGAAGTTTGCATCGTTAAGCAGGTCGAAGTAGCTGTTCTGGCTTACGATGTAAGTCATTTCAGCAGGGCTCAGACCATACTTACCCATTGCCTCACGAGCGCTAAGAAGCATAGCAGCGGTCAAACGCGTGCCAGCAGCCAGCGAGAAAGTGCCGGGATCGAAAGCAGTTGCATATCCGTCGAGACCAGTGATAGAAGCACCGTTACCGTTCAGGATAGCGGATTCCACTGCACGACCGTGTGCACGGGCCACAGACTCGACCAGCATCGGCATGAGGTTCACGAGCACTTGCTCGTCAACTTCGTTGTCCATATAGGTCGAAGAAATCAGACGATAAGCGTTCAGGATAACCTGCTTGGGCTTATAGGTGTTGTCCGAAGCGCCACGATTCTCGAGGTTGCCAGAAGTTGCGTTCGTGGCCCAAGAAGCGGGAGCTGCATCCACCTGGATGGGAAGCACAGTGGCTGCACCATTCACGGGGACTTCACGGAACAGACGAGCTACGCGAAGCTCACGCATGATCTCCTTCTCAATCAGGCTAGAAACTTCCTGATCAATATCGGCTGCGTTAGTCGCATAGTCGATACCGGCCTTCTCTTGAAGGTTTTGAGCGAAACGAGTGTTCCAGCCCTTGTTCGTCATCACACCCAGCATATGAGCGGTAACGAAATCTTTGCCCCACTTGGTGAGGTCAGACTTCTCAGCACGATCGGCAAACACGCGCTTGGACTCACGGATCTTCGTGATTTCCTCGCTCTTCTCTTCGAGTTGCTGCTTGTACTCGTTGAGAATTTTTTCCATGTCTGCATCGCGAGCAGTCATCTTCTCTTGCATTTCTGCGAGAAGCTTCTCGGTGCCGGACTCAACGCCCGTCACAACTGCTTGCTTCACTTCGGCTTCTTGTTGTGCCTTGGCTTCGGCTTCTGCCTGGGCCTTTTGAGCGGCTTCTTGAGCAGCCTTCTCTTCGGCTGCCTTCGTCTCGGCCTGCTTCATTGCAATTTTAGCAGCAGTTTCCTCTGCCACCTTCTTAGCAAAAGCTTCCAAGTCGATTTCGGGAGTTTTTTGCTCCGACATTTTGATCTCCTTTTGAGCGAGATTTTTCGCTCCGTCCGGTGTATCACTAGCTACTAATGAATCTTCATCCTTAGCCAGAGACTGACCGGCTAGATCTACACGATTGGTGAAAGTTTTCTTGAATTCTTCATACTCCGTCATGGAGTCGAAAGATTTCGCCAGAGAAAAAGTAGCTGCTTGATTGCAAGGTACGGAAACAACCGACACTTCAAACAACTCAGCATCCTTAATCATTAATCCGTCAGTTTCTTTAATGTAATCAGCATCCTTGACTTTGAAACCAACGGAAAATGCACCAAGGATACCTTCTTTAACTAACTGCGCCACAGAATCGGGAGCAGACTTGCTAATCTTTGCCTTCATCTCAAGACCGTTCTCTGTAACTTTGAGTCCAGTTGCACGGCCAATAGGCTTGTTGTAATCATGGTTGAAAAGAATAATAGGATTCTTTTCAAAATTGTTTAGTCCACCCTTTGTCCAGGCTTCCGGAGAAATGGAATCACCAGCACGGTCAAAGTCTTTTGTGCTTGCCATTCCAGCGATTTGGACAGATCCGTCCTCATCTTCCTGTAAGGCTTTAAAGGTGGAGGTAAGGTTGAAAATCTTTTCCATCTTACTCTTCCGACTTTGCTGCTGGTGCAGCAGGCTTGGGAGCAGGCTTAGGCTCCGCCTTCGGTGCCGGCTTAGGCACCTCTTTCTTCTCCACTGCGGGAGCAGGTTTCGGCTCGGGCTTCGGAGGAGGAGGAGGAGGCGGAGCAGCTTTCGGC